GGTGTTGGATCAACTGATCCCATTCCTAAACGAAGTAAATTTTTGGAGAAAGACAAATGAAAAAAATAATTGAGATACGAGCCGCAGAGGGCGGCGATGATAGTAAACTATTTGTAAAAGATTTAGCACAAGCATACATTAAGTTTGCACAAAGCAAGGGCTGAACAGCTCGCCTGATAAATGAATATCTTGGCGAGTTACACTTACTTGTCGAGGGTACTGATTTATCCGGCTTGGATAACGAGTGTGGTGGTCATAGAATTCAACGGGTTCCTCCTACAGAATGGAAGGGAAGGGTTCATACCAGCACCGTTACCGTTGCTGTTATAGACGGCAGTGAACAAACATCGCAAGGTGTGCTTATACCACATTCTGATTTAAAAATCGAGTGGTATAGCGGGACTGGTGCAGGTGGTCAACACCGTAACAAGCATCAGAATTCATGCAGGATAACTCACATACCAACTGGTGCGGTAGCAACTGCACAATGTCGTAGTCGCCAAAATAGTTACAATGAGGCAATGCAAGACATACAATCAAGGGTTGACAACTTGACCCTTTCCAAGTATAATTCCAGCATATCTAACAACCGCCGCGAGCAAGTGGGCTCTGGTATGCGTGGGGATAAAATCCGCACGTATCGTTTTCAGGATGATTCTGTACAGGATCACGTAACTGGTAAGCGTGCCAAATGCAACACTGTGCTCAAAGGTAACTTTGAATTGCTATGGAATTAAAACTATCGTTAACACGCACTGAATGGGACAGATACTTGGCAGAGTTTAACTTTGCCAGTATTCGCAATCCTAACATTCGCCTTGGCTGGTGGTTTATTAATGACTTTCCTGACATTGCTGAAGACTTGCGAGAACACAGCCACTTGGGTGGCAATCCAGGTCATGCTCCAAGTATGGATACTATCCTTGAACGTATGGAAAGCAATTTGGAAGCAAAGTTGTTTATACAAGAGTTTGTGGAGATAACAGAATGAAAGTAATTATCGCAGGTGGCAGAGAGATTAACGATTATGATTTAGTTCTTAAAGCTGTGCTTAATGCTGGCTTCGATATTACAGCAGTTGTAAGTGGTGCAGCACCTGGTGTTGACACCATGGGTGAACGTTTTGCAACTGAAGCAGGATTGGAATTGTTTAAGTTTCCAGCAGACTGGGACAAACATGGTCGTGCAGCAGGGCCCATACGCAATCGAGTAATGGGGGATTTTGCAGATGCCCTTATTGCCATATGGGATGGTAGAAGTAGGGGTACAAAGAATATGATTGACTATGCGACCAAAAAAGGTCTCAAAGTATATGTGGAGAGAATAGATGCCGTGGATTGAAAATGTAGCAGCAAGTGATATACCAATTGGGTTCCATCATGACTGTGGTGAAAATGCAATGCTTATTCAGATCATGGACACTGCTACCAGTTGGTGGCCAGAACCCAAGCATCAGTTTAAAGAGCGTCATCAGTTTGAATTTTTAGACATTGAGAAAAATGATCATTGTATCGATCCAATTATGAAAATTAGTGATGATCAAGCAGCAAAACTTGTGGCACTATTGCAACACGCACTTGACAATCGAATGAATGTTGTAGTACACTGTATGGCAGGAATATGTCGCAGTGGCGCAGTTTGCGAAGTTGGTGTTATGATGGGATTCCAGGACACTGAAAGATTCCGCAGTCCTAATTTACTGGTCAAACACAAAATGATGAAAGTTTTGGGTTGGACTTACGATGAAAATGAAGAGCCAAATATTGAAGATTGGCGCAAATTTAGAGGTGATTTTTAATGAGTATGTACAACATGATTTTTGGTGCCAATCCTGATAGCGATGCATTGTTGCAACTGTTGGGTAAAACACAGGGCGACTTTGGTCGCTTTCGCAGTGTATTCATGGAAGATGGCTGTATTGTTGTTCATACACGTAACGGTGGTGGCAATCGTGAAGACTACGAAGATGTGTTTGATGAAATGTCAGAGCATCCTTGGTACTCACATGATGCAGACGATGACTTTGACTGCACTTACGCAAATATTTACTTTAAGATTCCAGAGAATCATAAAGACTTTTTGGCAATTCAGAACTTAAATCCAGGTGCTAATCCTAAAAACCAATGGGCTGAATTGTTCGCAATGATGGAAGCGATGAAAAAATGAAAACATGGATTACAAGTGACTTGCATTTTGGACACAAAAACATTATGAGTTTTTGTCCAGAAACACGAGCACGATTTAGAGGCGATGTTAGTTACATGAACAACGCCATGGTGGAAGAATGGAATGCGAAAGTAGAACCAGGCGACTTGGTTTACATCTTGGGCGATGTGGCTTTCATGTCAGGCAGTGATGCTGGCAAGACTATGCATCGTTTGAATGGTGATAAAATTTTGATTGAAGGTAACCACGATCGCAAGACATTAATGGATGCAACATTCCGCAGTGCCTTTAAGGAAGTACACAAGTATTTGGATATTAACTACGACGGACACAAGTGCGTTATGTTCCATTATCCAATCGCTGAGTGGGACCAAATGCATCGCGGAGCATTACACTTTCACGGCCACTTACACGGTGGTACAAGTGGTATTGAAAAGTATCGCGCATTAGATGTGGGCATGGACTCAACAGGTGAAATTGTTATTTCCATGGAACGTGCTATTAATCGAATCAAAGATAATGCAATCAAGAGTCATCATGCTTAAAAATATTTTATCATGGTGTGAACACAACTTAAAGTCCACCAAGCCAGTAACAGGCGGCGAGGACTTCGCAGACAGTATAGGGCTCATTGTAATAATGGCCCTTGTCTGTTTTGTAATTTTTATTTAAGGACTAACATGGACATTATTGAAAAGGCTAGAGTATTCGCAACTGCGGCACATGCGTCAGCGGCTCAACTTCGTAAGTATACGAACGAGCCTTACATCGTCCATCCTGCTGAAGTTGCTGGTATTATTGATAATTTGGAAGGCGCTTCTGCTGAAATGGTAGCGGCTGCTTGGTTACATGATGTTGTAGAAGACACAGGAGTTACCATTGAAATTATTCGAGCAGAATTTGGCGAAAAAGTCGCAGAGTTGGTGGGATGGCTTACAGATGTTAGCCGCCCAGAGCAAGGTAACCGCGCCACTCGCAAAGCAATCGACAGAGCGCATACTGCAATGGCAAGCGCCGAAGCGCAAACCATTAAATTGGCGGACTTGATTAGTAACTGTTCTAGTATTCGAGAACATGACGCTAACTTTGCCAAAACATACTTTGAAGAAAAACGATTGTTGCTCGAAGTTTTAACCAAGGGTGATAAAACATTGTATGAACGTGCATCAGCACTGGTTGTATGACACACGTAGACCCATGTTTTAAGGGTTGGGACGACAAGGAAGCAAACACTGCTGGGCGGTGTTGTTGTAATTGTCGTTTCCAAAAGCCTATTGCCGGGCATCCATGGAATAGTCAGCAGTTGACAAAAGGGTCAATTATGCGTACAATTGGTTATGGGTGCAATGCTCCAGAAATGGACCGCATTATATTTTTTGACTTTGAGCATAGCATGTGTGAAATGCACGAGTTCAAAGGTAACGTTTATCAATTGAAAAGAGTAAAGTGATGTTCAAGGACAAGTTAAAAGAATATGTAGAGACTTCCAACTTGGTTAACATGAAGGAAGCTGGTGACGGCATCTACGTGTTAAAGTACAAAAAGAAAGTGTTCTACGATAACTTGTGGAATGAGTACATTGCTGAATGTCGCGGGTCCATTGTGGACAAGGATTTCAACTTAGTTACATATCCATTCACAAAGATCTACAACTATGGTATCGAAAAGGAAGCACCAGTGCTTGCTCCAGATACTAAGGTTACAGCATTTCGTAAAGTAAATGGTTTCATGGTTGCTGCTACTTGGTACAACGATGATGTGTTAGTGTCTACTACTGGTAGCACTGACAGTCCATACGTTGATATGGCAAAGGAAATGATGCTGGAACACATGTGCTGGGCAGACTGGCAAATGGCATTATGTAACACTGAGTCTCAAGGCATGACATTTATGTTTGAGTGTGTGCATCCAAGTGATCCGCATATCATCCCTGAAGAAGAAGGTATGTACATCTTAGGGGCTCGTGCAAATGTCTGGAATAGTCCAGTGATACATGATCCGTTCATGCTCCAACAACTTGGCCGTATGTTCAACTGTTACGTACCAGAAAGTGTAACAACTAATATGGTGCGACTAAATCAATTGGCTAAGGAATGTAAGCACGAAGGTTATGTATTCTATACTGATGAAGATGTAAGTGCTAAAATCAAGTCACCATACTACTTAACTTCAAAGTGGGTTGCTCGCAATCCACGTACAGATAAGTTAGTGGACATGAACAAGGACATCAAGCACAACTTGGATGAAGAATACTATCCACTAGTGGACGCTATCCGTGCTAATATTGTTGAATACACAGCTATGGACGAGCAAGCTCGCCTAGCTTGGGTACGTAACTTTATGGAGGCGGCCTAAGGATGAAATGTTTGATGGGACATGGGGTACAACCTATGTCCCCAGGAAACAAACTGTGAGTCCTTGGAAACCTTGGTTTGCATGGCGACCAGTAAAGATACACGGCAAGCGTATATGGCTTAAAACTGTGTACCGCCGTTGTATCAATACCTACGTTGATATGGAAGACTGGGAACGTTTTGAGTACGGTACAATCTTTGATGTGATTAAAGGCGACGAATAATGAATGTCTACTACGAACTAGCGGACTGCATTGTAGATCCCAAGTTGGGCAAATATTTTGCCGCGTATGACCGCACTGAAACGCCACAGGGATGGGCGCATCGTTCAAAGCACCGTAACTTGATGCAGTATTCAGACCGTGTTTGGGCAGAGGATGAATACGGTGTCAGGTTCCTTAAAAACAGATACGAAAGTCTTGGCAGTGCTAGAGTAGACATGAAAGAGTTTTTCTGGATTAAATTGAAGAGTCAAACAGTATGAAACCTAATTATTTTTGGATTGGACATTGCAAAGAAGGTAACTCGGATAAAGTCTGGGGAATCCTTACTATACGTGAAGACCCGCAGTACAATTGGCAAGGTGACTATGTGTCATTTTGGGGTCGCCGCGGTGCTAAATTGCAAACCAAAATCCACAAAGACACCACAGACTACACAATGGAATGTCTTTTTGAAAAGAAAGAAGCCAAAGGGTATCAACAAATTGACTACGATAAGCTGAATCAAATTTATCCTGAGTTTGAAAAGGATTTGGACAAAATGGCCTTCTGGGCACAGTTTAAGGTGTAACCATGGACTTGACAGAACAAGATTTAGTGTATAGACTACGCAAACGTGCTGAGATTCGCAGACAGATTCCGTCACGTAAAAGTGTACAAGAAGGTAAACCAGACCGTATGGCTGATTTATTGGACGAAGCAGCAACAGAAATTGAAAGGTTAAGAAATGAACAAGCTATACGTACTGGTGGGAGTTCCTGGATCGGGCAAGAGCACATGGGTTAACAACCAAGAGTGGGCCAAGGACTGTGCCTACATTTCCACTGACAAACATGTGGAAGAGTATGCCAAGAGTGTGGGAAAAACCTACAGTGAAGTTTTCAAAGACTATATGCCAACTGCTGTTAACTTGATGGCCGCAGATGTTGTCGATGCTCGTGATGCGGGCAAAGACATTATTTGGGATCAAACTAGTACTACACTAGCAAGTCGTAAACGCAAGTTCAACATGTTGCCTGACTATTACGCAATTGCTGTGGTATTTGCAACTCCAGATCGCGATGAGTTGGATGTACGTTTGTCTGGACGCCCAGGCAAGCACATTCCAAAGAAGGTAATCGATTCTATGATCGCGGGTTGGGACGAACCAACAGAAGAAGAAGGTTTTAAAGAAATCTGGCGTGCCGCTTGACTTTTGGGTCAAATGGCTATATAATAGATAATGTGGACGTGAGTGGAATATTGGTATACCTCCCCTATGCTTTCCCCACAGCATAGGGGGCAATGGACTAGCTCTTAGAGCGTCTTTGTAGGTTCGAATCCTACCGTCCGCACCACATTAATACACACAGAAAGGCTTTTATGAAAAACGTTCTTTTGGCACTAGTACTTGTTTGCACTAGTGCTTTTGCATTTGCATCAAAAGAAAATCCACACGAAGAATTTAGCATGTCTAAAAACTT